TTCTTGTTTTGTAAGTTTGGTTTCCATGTTAGTTTCCTTGATTATAATGATTTAAGATAATTTCTGCATCAGCTAAAGGGATATTGAAAACTGCTTGAATTGCGTCTGCTTCGATTGGTAGGTTTAAAGACTTATATCGATTCATCGTATCGAGAATCCAATCGCATTTATAGAGGGCTATGCCTGATAATTTACTTTTATCCATATTGTTTCCTTTCGTTTCTTATTAAAAGTTTCGTGTTGCTAGGTATAAATATATACCTTTAAAAACTAATGTCAAATCTTTTTACAATAAAAATTGTAACAAATTGTAACAATAAAAAGGGGGCGTTCAGACACCCCCAACCCTTAATTCAACTACTTATCAAAATCACACCTTCCAAGATAAACACGACCTTCAACTTGTGGGGTGTAATATTCAATTTCAAATTCTTTTGCTTCTTTAGAATCAGCATCGAATGGGAACATCCATAAATTATAAGGTTGTTTTTCTTTTTCAAAGAATTTTATAATTACCCTTATGTCATTATCAAATCGCCAATACATGCCTGATGATCCAAAAAATGATCTTTTTTTAGTTTCCATAATAGTTTCCTTTAGTTGTTATAGATCAATTACTACATATAAGACAAATTGCCTTATAAATACAGTTTATCAATAATTTGTAAATAAATTATTAGCAAATTGTAATTAATTGTAATAATTTGTAACAAATTGTAACAATTAGAAGCTTCAATTGTAACAAATTGTAACAGAGTGGTCAGACTGGTTATTCTGGTTCGACTGGTCTATTTTCAGGATCGACTGGCTAAACTGGTTCTACTGGTTACTGGTTAAAGTGCCTGTTCTGGTTCTACTGGTATAATGCCTTATGCGATCAGATGAACACTTGGCACAGTCTTTGCTTATTAAATGGTTTAGACTTCAATATCCTTTACTGGCTAAATGCTTATTTGCCATACCGAATGGTGGCGTAAGGCACATTGGAACTGCCATAAAACTCAAATCAGAAGGTGTTACTGCTGGAGTATCAGACCTATTTTTAATGATCCCATCAAATGGAAAACATGGTCTTTTTATAGAAATGAAGAAAAAAGATGGTAAATTACAACAAAACCAAGCAGAGTTCTTAAACCTAGCAGAATCAATGGGTTATGGTGCAGAAGTAGTCTATGGATTTGAAGATGGAGTAGAAAAGGTTAAAAAATACTTGCAAGAACCCTAATTTTTGTTTTATAGTTCAAAAAAGACAAGATTACGAAGGGAAACTACTTGCACTACTATCAGCACAATATTGCAGACTACCGCAAAGACACGACCCATTTAACCCTATTAGAACATGGTTGCTACCACCAGCTACTAGATCAATATTATCTAAATGAAGAACCACTTCCTTTGGATGACAATAAATTATTTCGATTACTTTCAGCAAGGACACAAGATGAAAAGAATGCTATTAAAAGCGTGCTTAATGATTTCTTTATTAAAACTGAAGATGGTTATGTTCACAGAAGGTGTGAAGCTGAAATTGAACAGTTTCATTTAAAAGCAGAGAAAGCATCAGAATCAGCCAAAAGAAGATGGGGTAATGCGAAGGCAATGCCAACGCAATGCGAAGGCAATGCTAACCATAAACCATTAACCATTAACCAAGAACCATTAACCAATATAGATATATTGTCTGATTTTGAAATGTTTTGGAAAGAATATCCACGCAAAGAAGGAAAATCTGTCTGTAAAAAAATCTGGAATACGACAAGACCAAATATAGAAGTTGTTCTTCAAGCTTTGTTTTGGCAGAAAGAATCCAAGCAATGGTTTGAAAAAGGTGGGCAATTTATTCCAATGCCGGCAACATATTTAAGGCAAATGCGCTACATGGATGAAAAGCCTGTTTCAGTAACATTCTAGGATGGGAAGATGATCAATGAAATCTTATGTTTATCACAAATTATGTTTGGCGAAGCTAGGGGTGAACCTGATGTGGGAAAAGTTGCAGTCGCTTATACTGCGATTAACCGCAAAGCCGATCCAAATTATCCGAAAAGTATTTGCGAAATAATGAAACAAAAATCGCAATACCAGTTTATTGACTATGGCGTGCCAACTAAAACACAAGTTGCATATCTTATGCCATTAGCTGAAGCAATACTAAACGGAAAAATAGACGATCCAACAAGGGGCGCTAAATGGTTTCATACCAGACAAATGCAAAAACCTTTTTGGGCTAAACAAAAAGAAGTCAAGATAGCTATATCAAATCACATTTTTTATTAAAAGATAAGGACAAGAAATGACAACAAATAACACAATGCCTTCTTTAGAAACTTGGGTTCGTCAGTTAAATGGCGAACTCAATGTTTCAGCGGTGGCTAATGTAAGAGCAAAACTTCCAGAAAATGTAAAACCTTATTCAGTATTTTTAAGAAATACAGGAACAGTAGGATTATGTTCAGCAACTAATTCAAGGCGTGCTAGAGCATGTAATGTTGAATTTGTATTTGATGGTGATACAAATAAGCTTATTGATGTAAGATTAATTAATAAGGATTAGATATGAAAGAAAAAGTATTAGCTTACTTAATAGAAGAAACAGATTATAAGGGTGATGTAGTTTGGAAAATTATTTCATTCTTTGAACCTGATGAACTTTCATGGCTTAAAGATTTAAAAAAGCAAAAACATAATTTAACTATTACAGAACTTGTGGCTGGAAACATTAAATATATTAATGGGGTTAAAAAGTATGATAGCAAACGCTTGGTCGAATCTCATATTGGTCTTTAAGATTGTTGGTTTTGCTTTGTGGGTGGTTATATTCTTGGTTGTTACATTGGTCTTATATTTCATATGGGAAGAATTTAATGGCTAAAGTTATAAACTTTGCAATAAAATTATTAATAATTGGTGGGCTAATAGGACTTTTTATTGGTTTAAGTTTAATGTTAGAATTGGCTTTTATTCGATGATTGCTACTATGGAAGTTTTATTTAGATATTTAGTATTTGATGATGTGGGCGAACCTATTCGTAGGTTTAGAACAAAACATGAAGCTGAATGTTATGTTTTACACAGACCTAATCATAAAATAGAACGATTACCACCACAACCAAAAGAAAATGTATTTAATTTAATAACAGACGAACCACCATTTTAGGAAACTTATGCAAGAACAAGACAAGATAGGGTTTAAAGATATGATGAATAGTCTTTGCACTATTTATGGAAAGCAACCCCTAGACAAAGATACTTTGCGTATCTGGTTTTATAAACTTGAAAAGTTTCAATTTAATGAAGTTACAAAGGCATTTGATAAATATGTCGATACTTCAAAGTTTATGCCAACGCCTTCAGATATTCTTATGCTGGTTAAAGAAAAGCCAGTCCAATACAATTCACTTCCAGCACCAAAACTTTCATTAGATCAAAACAGGCTTTATTCAGCTAATGTAATGAAGTATGTGGATGATCACAAACCTATTGAACAAAAGAATTTAAAAGATATGCGAGCATGGGCATATCGTATTATTGCTAACCCCAAAAATTACCCAGCTATTTCTTTAAAATTTGCCAAAGATGCCATTAACTCTAAATAAGAAAGGATAAGATATGACAGATGATTTGTTTCAAAAACCACAATCCCAAACACCACAAGATGAATGGATTGGAATGCCTGAATTTCATCAGGAAGATTTAACGCCTTATCGTGTAATCAATGTTAGATTTAGAAACGAAGAAGATGTAGCTAAATTTGCAGAACTCATGGGTCAGCAGATTACACCAAAACTAAAGACTATTTGGTTTCCTTATGCTGAATTTCGCAGAGTTGCACATTTAAGGTATGTCGATGAATCCTAGATATCCTATATACATTGTATCTAAAGGTAGGGCTGACAGTAGGCTAACAAGTAAAGCCCTAGAAGAATTAAAAGTTCCTTATTACATTATTGTTGAAGAACAAGAATATCAAACTTATGCTGAAGTTATTGATCCAGCCAAAATTCTTATTCTGGACAAAAAATTTCAAGATGAATATGAAACTTGCGATGATTTAGGCTATACCAAATCAAAGGGGCCGGGTGCCGCTAGGAATTTTGCTTGGGATCATTCAATTAAAGCTGGTCATAAATGGCATTGGGTTATGGATGACAATATCAAAGCATTTTTTAGGCTTAATAGAAATCTAATGGCTAGATGTAAAACACCTAACTTTTTTAGAGCATCTGAAGATTTTGTGGATCGATATGAAAATGTTTATATTGCTGGTTTTAATTATGATTTTTTTGTTCAGTCCAAACAACAACATCCACCTTTTGGATTAAATACCAGAATCTATTCATGCTTGCTTATTAGGAATGATATTCCTTACAGATGGCGTGGTCGTTATAATGAAGATACAGACTTATCATTAAGAGTGCTTAAAGATGGGTTTTGCACTATTCAATTCAATGCCTTTTTACAAGAAAAGCTTCAGACCCAAACAATCAAGGGTGGTAATACTGATGACTTTTATTCTAAAGAAGGAACGCTTCCTAAATCAAAGATGTTGGCTGATCTTCATCCAGATGTTGCTAGAGTTGTTTGGCGTTTTGGAAGATGGCATCATCATGTTGATTACAAACCATTTAAGAAAAATAAACTTATACGAAAGGATAATGTTTTCATTCAAAAAGGCAATAATGAATATGGAATGAAGCTTATTAGCATACATGATGCAAATTAAATGGAAAAAGATTAGTGAATATTGTATTGAATGCAACAATGTTTATATTTCACGCTATAAAATTGCGTCAGGTGCAAATCGATACGCTTTATGGCTTAACTCAAAACTTATCAAAATTGATGATGATGTAAAGGTGCTAAAAAATGAAGCAGTGGCAATTATCGAATCAGAATCTTCCAAATCTGCTGACTTACTTGGAAAACTTGCTAAAAGAAGGCAAACATCCAGTAATTACAGTGAAAGAAAGAGTTAGTGCCGAAACTACAAGAACAATTCAACAAAATAGATATTTGTGGGGGCATCTTTATAAAAGCATTAGTTCTTATACTGGCTATCAACCATTAGAAATTCACATGCTATGTGGCTGGATGTTTTTGCGTGAACAGAAACAGATTGGTGATAAACAAATTGAGTTTATTAAGTCCACGACTGATTTGAGTGTGGATTCTATGCGAAGTTATACCGAAAGTATTATTAATTATTTTACGGAACTAGGATGGAGTGATGATGGACAAGACAATACAACTTTCATATCCTGAAATTATGCAAGCCGCTACTATTGGGGTAATGCGAAGGATGCAAAGATTAAAATCTGGATATGCCCTTGCACATGGATTAAAACCGGGTAAAGATTGGCAATTAATGATTGAAGGTGCATTATCAGAATGTGCATTGGCTAAATATTTAGGCGTTTATTGGGCTGGATGTGGCGAAATTAATGATGTTGATGTGGGTGATGTGGATGTTCGATCAACTACATATCACAATGGACATCTAATTATTCATAAATCTGATGATAGCAATCGAAAATATTACTTGCTTACTGGCATAGATGGAAAATATACTGTAAGGGGCTGGATATGGGGGCATGAAGCTAAAAAAAATGAATATTGGGGTGAACTTGAAAAAGGCAGACCAGCTTATAATATTCCACAAAACAAATTAAAACATGACTAAAGACGAAAAAGCCCATTACGATAAATTGTCACAATTAGGGTGTATAGTTTGTAGGCGTGAAGGATATGGGTATAGTCCACCACATATTCATCACATTAGACATGGCGTAGGTTTATCCCAGCGTAGTCATTGGTCGTTAGCCATACCGCTATGCCCCAATCATCATCAAAATGGTGGATATGGAATAGCTTTACATGCTGGACAAAAGCAATTTGAACGCAAATTTGGCACTGAAGTCGAATTATTGCAAGAAACAATTAAATTAATTAAAAGCAAATTATGATAGAATTATTAATTGGTGTTATCCTGATGACAATCGTCATCTATTTTATGAATAGGTAAAATTATGAAAAAAGTATATTCAATCAAAGAAGCACAATTAGAAATTCCTACAGTAACAATTGGCGAATTCTTTTTAAAACTTCTTCATGCTTCAACCAATGGTCATATATTACATTTACAGACTAAATCTTATTCAGAACACAAAGCCCTTCAAAAATATTATGAAGGATTGCCAGATTTAGTTGATTCAATTATAGAAGAATGGCAAGGTGCATATCAAAAGATTGTAGAATATCCAGCAACTTATGAAGCACCAAATCCTGATGGTTTAACAGAAGTTATGGCAGTTAGAGATTTCTTGGTTAAGAATCGTGCAGTGGTAGGTGATTACACATCTATTCAGAACTCTGTAGATAATCTTATGTCACTTCTTGATTCTACAATTTATAAGCTTACATTTTTAGATTAAATGCCTTACGCCCCACTTAATGATAAGTGTAGGGAATTAGGTTGCAACAATCCAAAAACAAGTCGATCCACTTTTTGTTCTGAACATGGTGGTGGCATTACTGACAAAGGTAAAGAAAACGATAAGCTTTACGCAACTGCATTCTGGAAACGACAAAGAAAAATTCAATTAAGTAAGAAGCCATTATGTGCATCATGTTTAATTAATGGTCGTGTAGTTCAAGCAGAAGTTGTGGATCATGTATTCCCACATAGAAGGGATGCTAATAAATTTCGTCAAAATCTTTGGCAAAGTTTATGTGTGCCATGTCATAGTCTAAAAACTTCTGAAGAAAATAAAGGCAATTATTTTTACTATTCATCCAATGGAATCATTCAATACACTGACGCAGATTATGGCATCGAAATTACTAAACAAACAGAATTTGCGTAAGATTTATAAGCTTTGTATCAGCCTTCCACCATTCAATGAATATCA